AGGTTCGTACGCTGCGGTTCCAGCAACAAACGAGGACAAGAACTACCTAAATAGTCAAGACGGGGTACGTTGCTCACTGGCCCAACTGATACGGCTGCGGTGGTGGTGGGTATGTAGGCTGTTGCTACCCCAGTTTCTATCTGCGCCCCCCAAATAAATACCGTTCCACTTGATTGCGTTAAACCAGTTTCAGCGTTTCCTCCAATGTGAAAATTTACCAAGCCAAGCGGCAAGGTTGACGGAGTGGTAAAAGTAAAACTAATTCTCGTCCAAGTGGACGTATTTAAGCCATTAGAAGAATTAAAGCTTTGTCCTCCAATAGTATTCCAAGCCAATGCATTATTAGCTACTAAACAAAGATTAGTTGCGGTTCCAAGTTTAACATAAACAGAAAACGTGTACTCCGTATTGGTAGTTGCCGATTTTACTTGATAAATATCATTCGTTTGGCTTGCTGTATATGTATCAGCAGTTGTGGTTCCATCGGGTGCTATTGTGGTATTAGCAGTAATGAAAGAACCACTTTTAACCCAAGCTGCATTGTCAAACTGCTCGGAGTATAAAGCAAGATTCGTCCGCACCTTCTCAATTAGGCCGTTTGGCCCCACACGGGTAGCACCCGAAGCACGGGTAAAAGTCAAATCACCCGAACCGTCAGTCGGCTTCTCTGCGTAAATCTTGCTTGTCTTGTATCCGCTTGGTATAACAACCAAAGAAGCATCTTCGTAAAAACTGGCCATTAGTTAAAGTTTAATTCGTCTATTGCAATTTCCAAACACTCGAAACCCTCCACGATACCGCTATCCGCAAGCACACGAACCTCGTATGCCTCGGCATAGGTATAGGCATTGTTAAAGCACGCAGGCACACCATCAGCGGGTAAGCTGCGGGTGTTGTAGTCCTCGTCTCCCCAATCGGAGGAGCAGTAAATTTCGCCCCAGTTATTATTTGTTGGCATGTTGCTTCAAAAATTCAATGAGTTTTCTTTCGTTTTCGGGCTTCACTTTATACCTACATGTACCATCCGTGGAACGATTGGCCGTCTGTGGGGTACATTTCACCATTCTGATTTTCATAGTATTCGGGGGTCAAAGATCCGTAGAATGTCAAATACGATACGAGGCGTCTGCCGTAGTGTTCAGCGATGTCCCGCTCCCGTTGGATCAGGTATTCCAACTCGCTCTTTTCAATGCCTTCGGAGTTCTCGCTCTGCTTCTTGAACACGCCTCCGTTGCTCACCTTGTAAGCAAGGAACGGAAGGATCTCGGTCATGGAGTAGTGAACCAAAACGTCCTGCACGTAGTCCTCCAGGAGCGTTTCGTAATTCCCTGCCAGGGTGTTGTTCAGTACGTCCGTCTTTAGGCGGTTGTACAAGGCCGTGCCAAGCAATGCCTGCACGTGGATGTCCTGGGCGATCTTGATGAACTGAATCATTTGATCTCTGTCCACGTTGCCATTGATGGCCGTGCGCTTAACCAGGTCTTCGGGTGATATGAATAGTGGGTACATGTTTTATATAACCTTATTTTGGGATTCCACGCTTTTCAGCGTACTCCTTTGTATATCCTCGGTAGTCCTGATCAAAAGGGATCTTTGCCACCTTTGCATCGTTGACGGGCAACTTCACCCCCAACTTGCGCAGCTCGTTGACCGATACCTCCGAGCGTGGGTTCTTTGGATCTGGCTTCACGCCCTTTGCTCTTGCCAGGTACGTCTTACGCATCCAGAAGTGCTTGCAGTTAGGGCCACCTTTGTAGAGTAAGATGTCGTAAGTGGCTGCGCCACCCTTTCCGAAGCCAGCATTCACGGGCTTGTTTGCCATCGCTTCAATGTCCTCCAATCGGTACACCTTTCTAGCTCCTAGCATCAAGCTGCAAAACTGCCGCTCTCCACCTGGCTCACCCGCATAGGCATAGCGCACTTTGTACGCAAACCCCTCTTTGGTCACTCCGTCCTGCACGCTCTTTGCATTTGGGAAAGCACTGCCCGTAGAGGCGAATTGCACCTCCCGCATCTTTACGATGTCCTCATCGGTCAATGCGCCCTCATCAACGAGTTCCCATTCCTTCTCATCAACCTCCTCACCGAGGTCGATCAATTCCTGCACCCAACCCCCGAAGGCGGGATCAGATGCTTTGGACTTTTTTTCGGACTTCATTTGGGTGATTACCGCAGATGAATTGCCCGTGAACAAGGCCTTCGCTACGGAAGGCTCAAATTGAAGCATCTGCACAAGGAAGGTGATTGCTTGGTCTTGGGTAAGAACGCCCTCCTGGACGGCTCGCATGATGTCAAGCGAGGACGAAATCTGCGCTCCGTTGTATGATGCCTCCTTCTGGATCAGCTCCTCATTCACATCGGCAGGCAGCGTGGTGGTAACTTGCTCCTCAACCTTTACGCCCGTCTCCTCCTCAATCGTCTTTTGATCCGTCACCTTGATGTCGTTAAACTCCATCGGGGAAAGCGGCTTGAAGTACAAGTTCAATGCCGTATTGTTGGCTGCGAGCAGTTCGTCCAAAGCCGAGATGATACCAATCTGAATGGGACGGATCACCGTATTGTCCATCAGCAAGTAGGCATTCTTGATCTCGTCCGCATTGCTACCCAGTCCGCTATTCTCTTTGATGCCAAATAGCATCGGGCTAGTAACTCGGTGGCCAACCATGATCTTTTGGCTGGATTCACGGGAAAGGAACTCGTACTGCAAGTGCGCCTCTGACAATTCCACGGGTTCAATCGTGGCTGCCTTATTGCTATCGTCATTGAAGGCCAGGATCCAACGCCCTGCGTTATTCGTGCCCTGCCACTTCTGGCCAATGGTTGAATTGATATTGTCCTGCTCCTCTTGCGGTGGTATGCCGTTATTGAAGTTGATGATCATGGACGGAGCAAGTCCATTCTTGATATTGTTGATGTGGTAGTTTGCTACCTCCTCCTCCAATTCCGCATACGGAAGGGCTGCCATGTAGCGGGGAGGTGAGTAGTAGTAGGATCCTGCTGCATACGGGCGGTAGAAATAAATCTCACGCTTCTCGGTGGTCATTCCAAAAGCCCCGATGCGGGTCACTTGGTTGCGGTTGCGGATCTTTGTCCAGTCCCATGCGTAGTAGTAGGCATTGATTTTGCCCTCCTCATCGCACTTCTCGGCACGCAAGGTCTGCACGGGCATGTGGGTGATCTCTGCGATGGCCGACTTGTCAGCATTCCACAACACTTGCAACGCACCATTGCCCAACCAATACACGTCATTCGCAAAGCGGTACACGTCCTCCTCACTCAAAAGCCGCTTCATCTCCAGGTATGCCGTTGGATTTGCTGCTGAATTGGAAGCGTCTAGGCCTTTGCCGTAGATCATGTCGGCAATACCAGTGATCACTGCATTGTTGGTAGCCGACCCGACCCTGCGGTCAATGAGGTACTGATAGTAGTTATTGTCCTCCCCGTATTCCACCCAATCCAGGCGGGGGTTCTCCACGATTGCAGGCGCAACGTAGGAGGCGAACTCAACCATTTTGATATTGTTACTGGCCATAAATTTTGAATGTATTGTCCATCGTTTCCTGCACCGTATCTAGAACGGGTTGGTAGGTGCTGATTGTTTCCCCTTGCGGTAGCATAATGAATCGGTCACTGCATAGGATCTTGCTATTCACGAACTGACCCGTGACCAAGGTCTGCTCTGCCAGGCGCACCATGTACGGCACCTCGGCCTCCAACCCTACGGACGAGTACGTAAAGCTAAACTCACGGGTGTCTGCGTCAAATGTAGGGGAGGTCACGTTGTAGGTGGTGATGGTTCTGCCGTCTTTGGAGTACAAAACCATCTGTACCCGCCACGCAGTTCCGTAGCTTGTCAGCTTATCATTGCCGTTTTGCCAGTCCCGAATGGGCAAAGTCACCACGTTGTTGGTCTCAAATGATAGGAAAGTCATGGGTATATAACCACCAACTGACACATGTGCGGTTATTAAAAACAAAAAAGCCACCCGAAGGTGGCCTCTTTGCTCGTGTGTGTTATGATCAAGAACCCACCACGATAGTCGGCTTCGTGCCGAGCAATCCTGCAAACGGGTTGTTTGCAACGGCTCCCAACAAGAAGTTGGCAGGCACCCGCTCGTTGGCCGTCAACGTGATGTTGTAGCCAGTCAAGTCACCGAATGCAGATCCCGTCACGATGCTTCCGCCCGTAACCTCGGAGCCATGCTCCAGACCCATCACCCATGCGTTGCCGTTGTTATCTTCAACAACTACCACGGGCTTTGCCCAGGCCAGCAATTTCACCTCCTTGTGGGTGTCAGCGTCTTGCTTTTTCAGCACCACGTTGAGAACCTGCTCAAAGAAGGTCGTGCCATTGTCACGGCTTGAGTTGATGTTTTGCTCGAAGTTTGACGTTCCCTTCAAATCGTATTTGTAGGCGGAGGTGGCCGTAGTGGCCAACTGATCCAATACGTCCGTGTCAGCGGTGTCGTATGAGATTTGCGCCAGGTCAAGCGAGTTGATGAAGTAGATTGCATTCAATCCACCTACCTGATCTTTGCACGGCTCAATACGGCCGAGTGTTAATGAACATGCCATGATTTTATTTTTTTAAGTAGTCCTTGTTTAATTTAGTTTTCAAGCGGTGACAATTTGCGCAAAGGGTTTGGAGATTGGCGAGGTCGTTATTCTTTCTATTTCCATCTATGTGATCCACATCCAACTGACAACTGTGAACGGGAACGAATCCGCACAACTCGCATTTGTCTTTTTTATGTGGCCTATATACGGCAGGCAGCTGCGTTGCTCTGAACTTGACCAATCGGATCTTGTCCTTGCAGTACCGACTGCACCATCTCTTTTGCCTCTTTTTTAATTCCTTTCCGCAGCAAAAACACAAAAGGGGAGACGAGGGTGCGTTACCCAAGTCCCCCCCTTGTGTCATTGTCTATTCGCTAATTAGGCGTAATAAACCAAATCAGCACCAACTCCGAACTGAACGCCAGCGGTGAAGCGCATGATGAAACGAACGTTCTTTGATCCGTCCAAATCGCCCATGTCAAGTACCTTCACTTCGTTATGGTCAGCCAACAAGCCAGTACCGAAGTACAAGTTTGATTTCTGGCCAGCAACCATTTTGTTGGTACCCAATCCAGGAGCGTGGAAAATCTTAACGCCTTCGAACATCAGCTCTTGGTTGTTGAACCAAGTGGATCCTTTTGCGTCAATACCCGCAGCACCCAAGCCAGAAGCTCCGAAGCCACCCAAGGCACGAACGTAGGCCTTCAATACGTTGGTTGGAACGAAGATGTGCAGATCTTCCTTGCCGAACAACTGGGCAGGGATAGCATCTACAACCTTGCCCATCTCGGTCAATACGTTAGCAGCAGTTACACCGCCAGTTGCAGCAGTTACGTCAACCACGGTGCTGTCAGCAGCAAGCAATGCCTGGAATCCGTTGAACTCACCTGCGTTGGCAGTAGCTCCAGTCCAGATCTTTTGCTCGACCCACTCGGCTACCTTGCCAGCGTTGTAGCCAACGAAGTAGTCAACGAAGTTCTTGGGCAATACGTCAAAAGCGGAGTAGCCCATTTGGATGGCTTCCCAATCGCTTTCAAAGTCGCTCTTGCACAATTCCAAGTTAACCTGCAAGAACTCGGGCTGCAAGATGCGCTCGGTCAAGGTCAAGGTGGAGGTGTCGGTGAAGTCGCAAGTTTGGTCTTTAACGATTCCGTCAAGCTCAACACGCTTGATGACTTCCTTGAATTTTACGTTTGGCTTGATGGTAACACCACCTTTTGCCAAGGTTTCGCCTGAAAATAAGGCAGCGGAGATGTACTTACCTGCAAATTCACCAGCGTAAGTAGTAGTAATGCTCGTAGTAGTGGGCATTTTTTATTGGGTTTTTGTTAGTTGAAAAGTTTGTTAAACACACGATCTGCCGTAGTGGCGGAACGCTTTGCACTGATTTGGAATTTCAGTTCGGGCTTGACCTCCACGGGAGCAGCCACGATGGGCTTCTCTGCGGCCATAACCACCTCTTTCACTTCCTCCTCTTTTACCTCGGCTTCAATGGACATCTCTTCTTTTTTGCCCATCTCCGCCTTCATCATTTCAACCTCGTCTTTCAGAGATTGAATCATCGCCATAACCTCGGGCATGGTTGGCTCGGCAGCAGCAGCTTCCACCTCAATGGTGACTTCTTGCTTCTCCTCCTCCTCAACCATTTCCTTGATTTCAGCGATCACGCCTTCTTCCGTCACGACCAAGATGCGTCCGTCCTCCATGGGGTATTCGCCCACGGGTACGGCTACTTTCTCGCCTTCGCTTCCGATCAGGAAGATGTTTTGCCCTGCTTCAAGCACCTCGGCCTCAACCATGGTACCATCGGCCAGTTTCGCACTTGCCAATTCAACCACTTCTGGCTGGATGGCGAGTTCGATCTTTTTGAAAATGTCTGTCAAATTCATGCGTATATAATTGTTTTGGGTTAGTTCTGGGTATTTTTACCTCCAATGAAGCCGATGCCCTGGGCTTGCATGTCCATCGGGTCGCAGCATTTACGGGAGTAGGTCTTGCCGTCTTTGCACAGACACGCCCTTCTGGAGTTCTGTGGTACGGGTGGTTTAGGATTGTTTTTCATTTTCGCTGATTTTAGATTCTGCCCAACGCTTTCCAGCTAGCCCACCCCAAAGGAGATAGGAGATGGTGCCGCATGCGCTGCTATCGCTTTCATCGTAGTATTCTTCGGCTCTTGCTAGGTAACTAGCCATGCGCTTGATTGTCTCCATGCTCAATGCCTGACCGCTTGCCAACTGCTGCGCACGTACCTTGCCAACCTGGGTGGCGCACTTGTTGCCTCCTTTCTCGTTCAGTTCAATGCCCCGCTTTGCGTTGTTGCGTACCGCCTCTGGGTAGTCCGAGTACGATTCCATCTCAATACGCAGGCCACCCTTCACACGCTTGTCGGTTTTTAGCACGCCCTTCATGGCACCCAAGATGTACAGCTCAACAAGGTGCTGGGCTTCTTGCTCCTCAATTTCCTGCATGCTCATCTCCACGTTCATCACGGGCTTGTGAGCGAAGTAGCCCTCAATGCTGAACCCGTTGTACTTGCCTGCCTTTACGTCCTCCCAGACCTGATCATTGTCCACCTTGCGGGCCTGCATCCAAGTGCCTACGGGGTAATTCATTCCGTACTTACGGGTCTTGTCATGTACCTCGTCCTCAATGATCCACTGCTCCACCGTGGTCACTCCGTTAACGGATGAGGAATGCTCGGTCGTGGTTTCACCTTGGTACCCCTTTTTGAGGAACAACTCCGCTGCTTTGCGGATGGTCTGCTCCGTGAAAAATACATAGTATTCCTCGCCCGTCTTTTTGTCCACCCGATAAATGGGCTTATTCGGGATCAATACCGCACCCATGATGATGCGCTTCTCCTCGTTTTGTACGGCAAACTGCACCTCCTTTGAAAGGGCAATAAAGTCCTCCTCAATGGCGGGGCTTTCCACCACGCTGATGGCATTCACGCCCATCATTTTCTCGTCCTCCAGGACTAGCTCAAAGTATTTCATCCTCCTCCGAATGTTGCGCTATTGCGGATTCTCCGCTCCAGCATGTTAGCGTTATTCATTTGTTGACCAACCACGTATGCCTGCATTGGCTGACCGAACATACCCGCAAGGGGGTTCTGCCCGATTCCCGTGAATGAGATATTCGGGGTGAATCCACCCCCTCCACTGCTAGCCGATGATGCAGCACCCCCAACCGATGGTGCCTCTGCCGTGGTCTTTCCTGGCTCAAATTTGCTCTTTGCGATTGTTGCTATCTGGGCTGCACCCGTTACCGCAGCGATACCCGCCTGCACGAATCCAGCAGGGCCAGGGGTCGTTGCAAGTTGATTCATAATGGCTGCGGCCGTGTTGGCTACTGCCTCACCCAAACGCAGAGCTTTGGTGATGGCAAAGGTTTTCTTTGCGTTCTTCTCATCCCCTTTTGAGAACGCCTCTGCCAGTTGCGCCAATGCACCAAACGCCTGACCTGCCAACTCCAACTTCTTGGCGTTGTTGGCCATGACCCGCTGCTCCTCCAGCTTGTCGTACTTCTCGTTGACCCTGCGCTCCGCCTCACGCTGCGCTGCCGTGATCTCTGCTGCCTTCTCGGCAGTACCCTGACCTGATTCAATAAGTGAGCGCATGGCTGCCATGGAATCGGCCTTGATCTGCATCAAGTCACGTTCACGATCCGACTGCGCTACACCTCGGATTTTATTTATCTGGTTGTTAAACTCGGCAAGGGCTGCAACACGGGAGGCATTGGTCTTGTTGATTAGCTCAATCGTCTCACGCTCCCCGTTCTTGATGAATGCCTGATATTCCAACTCTTTTTTGTTGGCCTCCTCACGCATTTTGTTGTATGCCTCCAGCTTCGCTTTGTCCTCGCTTCGCAAGGAAGTCACCTCTCCCTGCAATCGCTTCTGTCTGCGGAGCGTTTCGGTCTCCAATTCCAGCACCTTGGCCTGGGCTTCGGCTCTTTGCTTCAAATCCTCGTCCGTGCTTTCGCCCATTTTGATGCGATCGTCCAGGTATTTTAGGTAGGCACGGGCATTTTTTTGCTCCGCATTCGCCACGCTCTGCTCTAACTTGAATGCCTTTTGAACAGCTGCGATGCGCACCTCTGTTGACTTGGTGGTATCATCGGCAATCATCCGTGCCTTGGCGATCTCCTTGTTTGACTGCGCACGCAATACAATCAGGTCACGCTCCCGATCCTCTACATTGTCCAACGCCTCCGCAAGGGCTGCGCCCTGCTTTGCCTCGTTGGCTATCTCGGCACCGATGCCCTTGAATGCGGCCGTGGCTTTCTCTGCTGCTTCCGAGAACTTGCCAGATAGCACAAGCGTCACCGATTCGCCCAGCATCACCACACGATCTAATACCACCTTTACGGCTGCCTCAACTCCGCCCATCACCTTGGCGAATTGGTCTGCGCCTCGGCTTGTCTGGGTGAAGTATGCAGCCAAAGCACCAACGGCAACCACCAAAGCACCAATACCCGTGGAGATCAATGCACCTTTGAGGGTGGTCATCGCCCCGATGGCGGTCTTGGCTCCCGAGATCAATCCCTTCATGGCAGATACCCCGCCCTTGGTGAACTTGTCCAGGGCTTCCGTGCCAGCGTCTAGGGTATCGTTGAGGTTGTCCGTTTGCTTGTTGGTGTCCTTCAACGCCTTGTTGAGTTCGTCAACCGCAAGGATCGCCTCCCCGTTTTCGACTTTTAGCTTTATAGTTTTCTCCGTTGCCATGCCCTTACTATTTGCGTCCATGCTTGACGCAGGTCGGTGATTAGATGATATTTGCCCTTTGCGATTTCAACCTCCTCGCCCATGCCGTAGTGATTGGCACGAAGCGCATCTACTATAAAACCGAGGTCGATCATATCTGTTGCACTTCCATCCTGACGTTCCATAAGCTTGAGTTATTTGTGTTTTTAAGCGATCTACACTCTACCCCCACCACTCGGTCGTTGACGATGAGCATCTCTACCTTAAAGTTATGGTCTGTTGGCTGCACACGAATCTCGGTAACTACGTCCTCCGTTGCACCCCGCTCAACCATGTAGTAATGCGATGAAGCGTATGTTCCGTTTCCCGTTTCATTCACCACCGCAGCCAATTCAAAGATACGGGTCTGCCCTTCCTTAAAAGCGAACGGGCTGCGGGCGTAGTCCACCTTGAAGGTGCCCGCCTCCTCACTAACGCCCTCCGTATCAAGGTTGCACTCCAAAAAGAAAATCTCATTCGGTTGCGTTGCCGTGGGTCTATCCTCCTCCAATGAAAGCAATGCCGTGGTGCGGATGCCTTCCAGGTCGTTCAGTAGGGAGAGCGTCTTGGTCGTACGCCAATAGCAATCACCCGTGTTTGTGTTGAACTTGTAGCCGTAGTATTCGCAGCATCCCAAAGTCGTAAGGCCAGTCACCGTCCCGTCCGAGTTCATTGCCGTGGGTACCTCCGTGCAAATCACTCCATTTGCAAACGAGGCACGGAACAACTCCACCGAGCAGGTGCGTTTGTCGGGGTCGTACCCTGCTATCTTATTGATCCGCCAATACTCCCCGTCAAAATATACCTGGGTGTTCAACTGCAACGAGTAAACCTCAATCGGTTCCAATACCGCCTGGGCTGTTACCATCACCGCATCCGATGCGTAGATCTCGGTCACGTAGGTAGTCCAGAATTTAGTGAACAGATTATTGAACGGAGGCACCACATTGTCCAACACCGTCTGCCCAAATGAAAGGCAAATGTTATCAGCCAGCCCCTTGGTGTAAACACCGAATTTTGGGTACTCGGCAACCACCTCAATAGAAGGTGAAACCGTATCTAAAACGTAGTATTGCGGTGCGCCTGCAACGCCATGGTACCACATGAGACGGGGTTCCGAACCGATGGCCTTGCCTTCTAGGTCGAACAGCTGCAAAACTTCAATACCCGCAGCATTGTTCAGTCGGTTGTACATGGAAGAAACGAACGGAACCTCCACGGTGAAGTCACCCTGCGCAAATTCGTTGCCCGTGTCCGCTACCCGTAGAGATCCGTGTGGGTACCCAAACGAGTTCTGGAATGCCGTCTCTATTATGGATTCGCCTGCTGCAAAGTTGAAGTTGATGGCACGCCCCTGCAAGTCGGTAGTTGGTTGCACAACCACGGGCTTTGAGATGTCTATCTTTCTAGTCCAGTCCTGCACCACGCCATCCGCAATCCACGTTTGATAGTCGTAGATATTCAGCGAATTGGGGCTATCTGGCACAATCACTAGGTTGAACAACTTGGCAAATCCAGCCAGGAAGTCACGCTGCTTGATCTTTGGCATCATCTCCGCCACTTGCAACGTAGCCCCAAACGGAGTGATCGGTGCATTCGTACATGTCCATGTATAACCTTTAAGCGTCTTAAACACCCCAGTCACCCCCATGGCACCATTGTACGCAGCGGCAAGTCGAACGGTATCTCCTGCATTCAGGGTCAGGGTAAAGTTCACGCTGTACGTTGTAGATGCTGAAACCCAGTACGTGTTGCCGTACACGCCATTGATGTACGTTGCAATTCGGAAGGAGTAAGCATCTAAAACCTCACCCGATAAATTGAACGTATAAGATCCGTAAACGGGTGCGGTGTATTCTTCCGTGGTCAAATCAAAGTTGCCTCCTGGGTCGTAAACCTCGTACGTAAACCCGAGAAAGGTAGGGGCAGTAGCATTGCCGTTTTGTATGTCTTTGTTTCCGCTTTGGGTTGCTGAAAACAAACGGCTATTGACCACATCGTCCGAGCTTGTCAGCGTATCGGGAGACCAAAGCAGCATGTACAACTCATCCAGGTAGTCCGATTCCCAAAAGTCCGTTGGATTGATTGAGTAGCCAGCTGATAAAAAAATCCTCCTGATTACGTTTTTTACTAGAATGTGCGGGCAAAAGTCCGCCTCGGAAAGCGGTGTCAATACGTTCTGTGGCTTGAACACTGAATCCGTTGCAAACCCTTCTTTGTCCACCATGCCGTACACAATAGCGTCACCAATGGGCGTAGTCCATGAATCGTAAATGTTCTCCCATGTGTATGCGTGGTAGAGATCATCGAACGTCAACTCGTTCAATTCCTTCTCACCCAACGAACGGGCAATGCCTCCAACGGATCCAGCCACAAGTACCTCGTACTGCGTCACCACTCCGTCAACGATGGCCACGTTCAAAAGTTGCAGGTACCCATCCAACAGATTCACGCCATCGGCAAAAAGCGATACGTCCTGCTTTGCGTACACGTTAAACCCACCCGATACCGATACATCGTAGTAGTGCTTGAAAAAGGCGTTGTTTGCGTCTGTTGCTGGGATGGTGAAGTTCTGGGAGATCGGACTAAACACCACCCCAGGATCCCGCAAGTCCGCCACGTTGTAGTCCAACGAGATGCTCTCGTCTCCGTAGAGATCCAGGTACCCGCTTGCTGTTTGAATTGTTAGAGCCATGCTTTGTTTTTCAATGGGTTGGCGTAGTCAAGCGTGAACGTGTACTGCGTCAGGAAGTCATTGACGCTAGTTTTGTACGTGATCTGCTGATCCGTCAGCACCACCGATGCCTCCTGCTCCACAATCTGCAACACGGGTGATACCATCATCTGTTTGATCATCTCATTCATCTGATCTGGAATGAATCCCGTATTCACCACAAGCTGCTCCTGCGCCTGGGTGTTGAAGTATTGCTTCTGCGCTGCGTATGCAGGCATAGATGCCACACCCGACTGACGTGTCAACACGTTGGCGGAGTAGGTCTCCCGCTCTGCACGGATGCTCTCTACGGATTTTTTCTGAACGAGCAAATAATCCCACGCTCCGTATTTATTTTGGAACGCCAATGTGAGGGGTTCGTATCTCGGTTCGCATTGCACCTCA